TCGGTCATGCTGCTCTCCGTTGTCCGTTAAGCCCGTAGTGTCGTACCAGGGCGTTGAGTGCCACCCGCGTATCGCTCAGCAGATGGTCGAGAACCTGATCGCGCAACACGGTGTAGTCGAGCGCTGCATAGAGGTTGCAGCCTCGGTTGGATGGTTCGCAGTTGGCAACCATGATGGCCTTCAGCGCCGCCTCGTATTGGGCTTTGGTGCGAAGGGTCAGCGCCACGTTCTCATAATCGCCGTTGCCGCCCTTGGTGGCGTTGAGGTCTATCGCTCCTGGTTGGCGAGGCGTTCGCATAGCGATGTCGTATCCATGCTTCTGGGCGAGGAACGTCATGGCCGCATCATACTGGGCATTGTTGATGCTGCCCTGTAGGCAGAGCCGGCCCACGTAGCTGCCGGCCTTCTGGTCGCGGCTGTGGCCTATGCTGACCCCGAACAGATGCTCGCGAGCTGCAACGGCTACAGCAATGGTCATCACCTCTTCGCGCTCGAGCTTTTCGTAATGGCGCGAAGCTACGTCAGCGACCTTGCGGGAAATCTGCCCGTTGGGCTCGCGCTTGCCGTTCTGCTTCTTCGGTCCCCTGCGTCCCATATTCCATTTCCCCTTGAAAACGCTTGCTAATTCGGCTCTACGCGGCTATTGTTCGTAGTCCCTGATGATCGCTGCGCACCTGTTCAGCCGCTCCAGGTAAGCGCTGTCTACGACAATCGTTTTGATGGGCGTGTATTCGACCGGCCCGGAATCGTATGGCCGAAGATCCAGCGTCGGGCGCAAGGCATCGCGAGCCGCACGGATCACAGCATCTCTCTTGGCTATCTCCTCAGAAGCCCGCTTGAAGAACACGGTTGGGTCGTTGAGGAAATCCGCCTCTTGCTTTTCGACTATCCCCGCCAACCGAGCGAACGCCCTTCGAGCCTCGTTTCTCCCCTTGCCGAAATCGACCTTCGTTACAGTGTCGCTCACTTCCCTTCTCCTTGCTGAGAGAGAGCGGCGACGACAGCCTCAGCCAAAATGCGCGCAAGCTCATCCCGGTTTTGCTCGTATGCCTTTGGGTTCGCCAGCGCGATTGCCATGCGAAACGCCAGATTTTCGCTGATCGCCTTTTCTGCGACTTCGATCCGTGTCTCAGCCATTATCTATGCTTCCTCTGGACCGTAGTCGTCGGGATAGGCGAAGTAGCCGACCTCGTTGCAGATTTCCTCGATGAAGGCGTAGGCGTTTTCGATCACCCGATCCGTCTGGGCGATGGCTTCCGGGCAACTGATTTCCTGCGTGCGGATGAACTTTTCGCAGAGCGCCAGCACGGCAAAAGCCTTCAGCGTTTCTTTGTCCAATTCACTCATTTTTCGCTCTCTCTGACATCATTGGGGTTGGTGGGGAGGCTTGGGAAGCGGCATCCAGTGTGTCAGCACAATGCCGTATGATCCGCTCTGCCCGTTCCATGTCGTGTGGGTCGCATACGCCATATGCAACCCTGTAATCAGGAAGTGGCGCGGCTGGGAGGCGGGCCTGTCGAGCCAAGGGCGACCGTCATTGTACCCAAGGAACGCCTCACCATTTCTCGGCGCACTGCTGATGTCTTTCCATTCCTGACCGGCAAACGTTTCCACCAGGGCCATGATGGTGTCGGCGTCGTCTCCACCGAGGCTGTCGGCTAATGCTATCGCGCGGCGTATCGCTTCCTCAATGTTCATGCCGAATGTCCTTGATTTGTTGAAGAAACAGTAGCATATTCAAGTCGCTAAGCAAAGTTCTCGCTGCGGTTTTCAAGCATTTCCGGCCCGATTTCCTCGGATTTTTCCGGCAGTCGCACCGGCAAGTCTTTGAAATGCGCCCGCAGTCCTGCTGCATCCTGTGCCCTTATCTTCCTTAGCCATTCCAAACATTGAGATGGTGTTGAACAAGGGTTGCGAGAACAGTAGGGACAAGCCTGGTTCACTTGAGCGCTTCCCTGCCCTTCTGGGAAATTGCGAAGGCGGTAGCTGGGATGCCGCTGCGCTCTTTGATGCCGACATCCGCAAGCTCTACCCAGCCGTTGACCAGAGCTTCGTTCAGGGCACCGCCAAGGCCGCTGCCGACAATCTGGCTCTCGAGCAGAGCCGTGCGATCCAGCCACTCGAGCAACCTGCGGACTTTCGGTTTCACGCTGCCTCTCCCTCATCCCCAGCAGTCCAGTAGTGGTCCTGAACAAGATGCAGTCTTTCGGCCAATGCCTTCTCAGACATGTCGGGGGCAAAGCGCTGGTTGACCTTGGCCCAATGGTCCTTGCTGCGCTGGGCGGCTTCCGCGCTCTCAGCAGTGACCGGCTCCGCAAGCTTCTGCGTGATCGAGGCCATCATTGCCCTGACGCGCTCCTGGCTGTCGGCAGTGTGCTCAATGTCGGGCGGTGGAAGCGCTGGGCGTGTGTCACGCTCACGATCAAGGCGCAGGTTCATCTGGCGCCGGCACTCTGCCCCAACAGCAGGGGCTGGTGGCGCGAAAGCTGGATTGACGCCGGGCGCAGTCCCCGAGAGGAAGGCATCGACGGCGCTCTCAACGTCCTGTTCGTCGTACAGAGCAACGGCATCGAAATAGACCTTGATGCGCTCGATCCTGTCCCGCGCCACTTCCTCCGGTGTGCTACCCTGACCCTGCGGCCCGTAGGTACGGAATAGCCGGTCGAAGGCTGCTGCGATCCTCTTGTGGCTCTGGTTGGTTTTCATTTGGGTGGTCCCTGATGACCTGGAGGAGTTGCGACATGCTCGGCGCTTGCTGCGTTGGAGAGCCGCGAGCTGATGGCAGGCGTTCAAGCGCTGAGCGAACCCAGTTGCGCCACGTCGCCGGCCAATCCCGCTTGGTCGCGTCACGGCCCTTGCCGGTCCAGTAGTCCCGGAACTTGGCGGCTTCGATCACCGCTTGAGCGTGGGGCAGCCCCTCGGCAACCGCCCATTCGATATCGGGGGCGAAGTCGCTTGGGAGGCGAACCGCTTTCTTTTGACCCCGTAGGGGGTTTTCTTTGGGAGTGGTGGGTTCGGTAGGGGTTATTTCTTTAGGGGGTGTGGGGGACGTTTCTTTAGGGGGAGGCCCCTCCATCTGGAATCCACCGCTTTCCGCGGAATTCCGCAGACGCTTGCGCTCTCTGTCCTTTGCCCTGCGACGTTCGGCGCTCTGGTCCGGGACCAGTACGGCCTCCCGCTGCGACAAGGCATCAGCCGTGCGCCCGATTATCTCGGGGTCAACGCCAGCTCGCACCATGTCAGCGATAAGGGCGGCAACGTCGCTCATGCAGCCACATCCAGTGCGGCCTTCTTGCGCTTCAGCCGTGTCACCAGCCCATGCACAGCGCTCCTGGAGCATCCCATCGCCATGCCGATCTCAGCGAAGCTGTGCCCCTCTGCGCGGAAGCGAAGCACCTCCGCTGTTGCCTTGTCAGTCCAGTGCAGTTCATCGGCGTTGCCCTTCTCTGGCAGGACGCGGGGCGATGGAACATTGAACGTGTGCGGGTTGTTTATCCGGCGCTGTTTGGCGGCTCTGCTGGACGCAAATTTGGCTATGGCGATGCGCCGCTCGTCTTCGTCCATTTCCCAGATGGAAGTGTGGTTTTCCAAGCTCACGCGGCAAGCTCCACATTCGAGATCTTGATCGCCGCTTTCTCGTCGCGGACTTCCATGCCGTTGACGTCGCGGTAGATGACCGGCCGGTGGAACTCACACCATGCGCCCTCGCCAACAGGAGCCCCGCAGAACAGCTTGGCGCTGCCCCTGGGGGCATCCCCCGCCCAAAGCGGGAACCGGCACTGGTGGGGCTCTATATCGAGCAAGGACGTGGGATTGGAATTGGGAGCCAACACCGGCTTCGCTTCCATGAACTGTTGGGCGCGCTCCCGCGCCGCCATGATGAGAACCTTGGCCTCGGCTTCGGACTGCCCCTGCTTGTAAAAGGGGGACTGGCCGTACTTGTTGGAGCGACCGTGCTTTTCCTTCTTGGCCCTTGGTGCACGTTGCACCTTATCCCGCTTCGGCTGCTGGCCCTGCCGGCGCCCCGGAAGCCCAAGGCGATGAACCTTGCCGAGCACTGCCATTCGCGTCAGCCCGTCATTCATGGCCATCGCAATCTGCCCGGCGCTCTTGCCCTGGTCCCAAAGCTGAGTGAGTAAAGCCACCCGCTCTGGGGGCCATGCTGATCGGCTGATCGAGGTGGGAAGGTTACGCGTCATATGGTCCCCCTGAACTAGAACTAAGATGGCATTACAAAGACGGTGCATGGCTCGCCGGCATCGACCCAGCGAACCGTTGATTGCTTCACGATCCGATTGTTGTCGGCCTCGATGATGCCGTGAGCGACCAAGAGATCGATCGGGCCTTTTTTGTAATTGTCCCCATCGCGGAGCCGCCTATCGGGGGCTTTCAATTCGATGAGGGTCGACACAGGGCCATGACAAGCCGCTGGCCGCTGGTGTTTCACCATCCAGCCCGCTTCATCCCTCCATGCGCGATATTTGGCCGAGAGATAGCGCCCGTTGTGCTTGCGGAACGCCTGATGCGTTGAAACCGGAAACGGCAGGACGATGCCCTTGGTCATGCCAACGCCCCCCAAATCACGGCCCCGATAACCACCAACAAGGGGGTCCAGGCCATAAGCACCAACCCCCATGCTTTCTCGGTGCGACTGGCAGGCTGTTGAAGCCATGCCGCGCCCTTGCCGAACTCCCCAAAGTTGAGCCGCCTGCAAGTGCAGTGCTGACCGCCGTATTCGTCGGGCCAGACACAGCCATCGTGGAAGTGACACGCGCGCTTGGTCATGCTGCCTGCCTCATGCTTTCGAGGATGGCGCGACCGATTATTTCGGGTATCTGGGGAACTACCGCGTTTCCGAGGGCCTTAAGTCTGTCCACCCTATTGGGAACCCCATTAGCCACTCGACCCACGTTGGGTTCAGCGATCCATCTTCCGGGGACGGATCTACTACCCTCCCCAGCAGGCCGTTCTTTGGAGCGCTCCCGATGCTGCGACCGTCCTTCCAGTCTCGCGCTGTCGGGGTGGGCCAACGCCTCACCCAACGATCCAGGCTCACTGACTTGTTCGTCTCGAAGTTCAGCGCTTCCGACGAGGTGCATTTGCGCTCGATATGATCTGACGCTGTCGGCGTCGGGACGCTGTGGGTGGGCGACGACCCAAACCCGGTCCCGAATGTGAGGGGCGCCAATGGCGGCAGCGGGTATGCAATGCCACTCCGCGTCATACCTGAGCGCGGCCAAGTCTCCGAGAACACGGTCAAGCCCTCGACCAAGGAGAGCTGCGACGTTCTCCACGATGACGACGCCGGGTCGTAACTCGCCAATGAGTCTGGCATATTGAGCCCAGAGCCCGGACCTGGCCCCGCCAATACCAGCGCCAGCGCCTGCGTGCGATATGTCTTGGCAGGGGAAGCCTCCGCAGATGGCATCGACGGCAATTCCATCTGCCGCCAATCGCTCGGCGGTGAGAGTTCTGACATCATCGTATTGCCTCACCTGGGGCCAGTGCTTCGCCAACACGCGGCGGGGGAATTCCTCGATCTCGCAAAACGCGACCGTCTCAAATCCGCCCGTGCGTTCCAGCCCCAGGCTGAACCCGCCGATGCCGCTGAAAAGATCGAGCACGCGCAGCTTCCCCACCCTACTTCTTCCCTGCCATAGAGAGAGCGCGACGAAGCTGTGCTGCCACGAGGGCGCATTTCTTCGGCAGGCGGGTTTGGATGCTGTGAGAGGGCTTGGTCATGACGACTCCATCGTCAGAACACTCGCGAGCGCGACGAAGCAGCCCGCCAGCAGCCCCACGGTCCACGCGCCGAAAGGGTTGCCCATCCACACGGCCAATGCAGCAGAAGCCGTGCCGACACCAATCGAAAGCAACAGAGCCACGAGCCTAATCATTGTCCGTGTCCTCCGTCTCTCGGAGTTCCGGGGCGATAAAAAGCGCTAGCCATCGCGCGGACCGCAACAACGAACGGGCGATAGAAATCCGCCTCCGGGCCATCCAGGAGAGCGTCGGCTTGGTTGATGATGGAGTTGATGTCTCTGATTTCTTGCTGGCCATACCTGATCCCCGCAACTTCCTCGATTTTGCGCAGCTCGCGCGGCTTGATGGACACCCGAGGGTCCGCGTACCAAACGTCCCGAGCGCGGCTGAATTTCCATCGCAAGGCATTGGCGGCTAGGCGAATGCGGGTTTCGACGTATTGCGCACTGCCCGTAGGCGCGATGCGCGACTGCAAGGCTTCTGATGCCCAAGTCAGTTCAGACATTTCGGACTTCTCCGCTTCTTTGTCGGACATTTACGAAAACTCCATCGCTAGGTTGATCCTCGTAGGAACGACCCATTTTGGAGACGGACATTGCGAGCAATCGGCGAACTTTGCAGGGACGTGATTGCTCGTCTTGAAAGCGATTTGGCGACGCGGGGCTCATTCGAACCTCGCGAATTCGCCGTGGTATTTGATGGCGGCAGCTCGGAAAGCGTCGCGCGCCTGAACGACCTCTGGGAAGCGCCCGAGGTAGATAGTGCGGCCATCTATCTTGATGGACGCCTTGAACTTGCAGCCGGATTTGCTGACCCCCTTCCCCCACTGACTGGTTCCGCGACGGTTGCACCCGTTTTGGCTCTTGTCCGCGAGACGGAGATTGGAAAACCTGTTGTCGGTCTTCGTGCCGTTGATGTGATCAACGAGCAGATGCGCATCCTCGCCGGTGTGCAGAAGCCAGGCGACGCGGTGAGCGACATACGACTTGCCTTTAAACGGCAGCAACACGTATCCGAAGTTGTTGAGGCGCCCCGCAGCGCTCCCGGCAACATGGCCGTTGTGATCGACCTTGTACGTTATCGCGCCAGTCTCAGGGTTGTAGGCGAACACTTCGGCAAGGCCGGGGGGGAGCGGTAATGGTCTCACAGCTCAACCCTCCTATGATTGAGGCCGACACGCTTGCTGGCATCGAAGCTACAGCGGCGTATCGGCCCGCGCTCAACGTGAGGGGCGTGAGCGCGATGAGAATGGAAAAGGGCAAGGCCAGTTACGGCCTCGCCAAGTCCTCCAACCCGCTTAGGGAGGTTGGCAATGCGGATCGGGTAGTCGGGAAGATCAACAAGATGCAGAAGCGGGATTGGCTTCTGATTGCTGACAAGTTGCTGAGCACCATGCGCATCGGAAAGATCGTGGCGGGGATAACGGGCAGTCCCCGGCCCATCCCCTCCGTCACGGTCTTTCCGATGCGCATCGTGTGGAATGCTGAGCGTCATAGGACGCCCCAGGCTAACGCGAATGCTATGATGACCCCTGCCCCCAAAATCCCCATGACCGCCCAATAGGCGAGACGGCTGACTTCATCTGGAGGGGCGGCAGAACGGCGTGGGAGACGCATGGTGTTAGGCTCCCGACCGGATGGCAGCGACAGCGGCGGACTTTTCGCAGATGTACCCGTTCTCATCGAGAGAACCGCAGCCGCGAACGGCCTCTGCATCCGCCTCTTTCTGTTCAGCTTTGGCGGCGAGAATGGCATGGGAGATTGCCTTGCCAAGGGCGGACGGAGGGATGCTGCGCATAGGGTCGCCCCACATCAGCAACTCCTGCACATCAGGCGGAATGTTGGCCTGCGCGAGCATCATCAATGCAGCGGTCAAAGCGGCGTCACTCATTGCTGTGCAGCCCTTTTAAGAGCGAGGAAGACCTTGGCTTGGCACGCCTCGCTTTCTTCAGCGACAGCAGCAACAACATCGTTCTGGAGGTTGACGCGCTCTGCGTGGAGCGATGCCGCTATGACGGCCACCGCCTTGGGATGATTGGCAGGGTCAATGGCGATGCCGACAGCAGCGAGCGCGGCAATCGTCTCGCGGGCGGCGTCTAGAATATCGGCTGGGAATGACACACGTCTCATGGCAACGCGCCTTCACGCTTGGGAAACAGGGCCGACACCGGCACCCTCCCCCCGGTCGCGTCACTGATGCGCTGCACGAGGTCGGTTGTGGCGTTCTCTCCCCGCATCACGCGATACAACGTCATGCGGCTGCACTTGGCGGCTTTCGCTATCTCCTCCAGTGATTTGCCAGAGCTTTTGGCGTATGCTGTCAGAGGGTGCGGCTGTTCGGTCATGGCGTCTTGTAACGCTAGACGTGACGGCAGTCAAATGAATTCTGTCACGTCTGCCGTGACCACGGCGTGACAGGGAAGGTCTATGATCAAGCCATGGGCCAGAGACACCTAGGCAAGCACTACATTCGCGAGTGGCGACAGCATCGCGGCTACTCGCTACGCAAACTTGCGGCCATGATGGAAAAGGCGCCGGGCGAGCAGCTCACGTCACATGCAAATCTCGGTCGCATCGAAACCTTTGAGCAACCTTATACACAAGAGATACTCGAGGCCCTGGCGGACGCCCTTCAGACCGAAGTGGCTGACTTGCTTACGGTAAACCCGCTCAAGGAAGGCGACGTTGTGGATTTCACGGCGCTGTTGCGCGGAGTTTCCCCAATGGAACGTCAACGGGCCTTTGCAGTCGTCAAGACTTTACTGCAATCTGGCACTGGCGGCTCCAAGGGTTTCTACCAGTCCGAAGACTTCGACGAACGCTCGCAAGATGTCGGGCGTGGCAGTAACTCCGAGCAGCGCAGTGACTTAACACGCAAGCGTTAGTGAGGGAGTTGTGGGGTATTTCCATAGGGCCATCAAAGGGCTAGAACAGCCAGAGCCAAAATCAATAGTGCATGAACATCTAGTAGGACTACATGCAGAGGTGCATCCTGACGGCGATAGTGCAAGCGTAGCCGTTCAATTCACCAACCAGCCCGCTTTTCGCGTTTACGTGCCTATCACGCAAGCGGCAGAGGTCATGACGGAACTCAACGCCGCCACCGCCTTGATGGTGCAGCGTCAGAGCTTCAAGCTGGACAAGGGCGCCAGCAAACTTCTGGAAATGTGCGAGACGGCCATGCGACCGGCCGCAATCGAGGTGATAGTAGATCCGGTCACCCATGACCGCGTTTTCATCCATCACTTCGCGGGACACCAGCCGATCACCATTCGCATTTCGGCGGAGGAGCTGCCGATATTCCTGGCCAAACTGGCAGCAGCCATAAGCCGCTCAGCCAACTAAAGCGAGCCTCCAAAGCGTAACTCAGCCCCGCCATTGTGCGGGGTTTTTCTTTGCCCGCGATTCCGGCCGGCAAAATAATTGTCACGTTGGCCGTTACAACCTGTTGACGCCTGTCACGTTGTACGTTACAACATCCCCATAGACGAACAAGCCACATGGGGACTGAGAGATGGAACGCATCGGGACACTTCGGGTAGCGGATTACGCCGAGTACGGCGACGACCGCTCTGGCTACGTCATCGAACGCTTTGCCTATTTCAATCAGCGCGAGCCGATGTGGGCGATACCCGCATGGGACGAGCAGGCATCCGACCTCGAGGGACCGTTCCAGACCCGCGAGGCCGCTGAGGCCGCGCTGCTCGAGTGGCAAGGTGCCGCATGAGCACCCTTATCGGGCAAAGCCTCGCGCAAGGTGACAAAGAAGTCACCGTAACGATCACGGCCTCTGGCGACTATGAGAACTCGCCAGAGGAAGCCGTTCACCACGCCCTCCAGCAAGCATACGAGCGCGGGCTGGTTTCTTCGTGGTCCGAGCCGCTTGACCCTTGCCTGATCGCCGCCGCGCCCGATTTGCTGGAAGCCGCCTTGGCGCAGGAAGAATTGGCGTCACTACGGATGCCGGGCGACCCGACGAGCAACATCGTTAAGGTTCGCGAAATGCGCCGCGCAGCAATAGCCAAGGCAGGCGCTGCGGGAATGTCAGAAAAATCTATACAAAATTCTGACACCCGGACTGGTGCAGCATGACCGCCGCGCCTGAAATGCTGGCGGCAGCGAAGGCCGAAAAGGCAGCGAAACGCGCCGAGCGAAATTACGAGCGCCTCTGCTCCGGGCTGACGGAAGCTGACGAACACATCATCGAACATGCTGGGGCCTTCGCACTGGAACGGCGCCAAGTAGCGCGCGAGTTGCGCAAAGCCGCGCTCGCCAAAGATGCCCCCCCATCACCCCCTATTGAGAAGGCTGGGAAATGACACACACACCGGGGCCGTGCCCCTATTGTGACACGCAAATGGTCAATTGCGGGGCTCCCTTGTGGGAGGACTATTGCCCAAACGATGCCTGCACAGGACACCGTGACGAGTTCTTCCGCAGTATAGCAGAGAACCAAAAGGCTCTTCAGCGCCGGGAACGGGTCCGCGAAGCCGCGCCCGAAATGCTGGCGGCACTACTTGATGCGCGGGTCGATATTGACTCAGACGCCTGCCCCGAAACCTACGCACGGATCAACGCCGCCCTCGCCAAGGCAGGTGCGTGATGAGCCCCCTCCACACCATCATCCGCGAAGTCGAGGCCAGGGGCGCGAAGCTAGACCGCACCCTCGCCAAGCTGCGTCGGCCTATCGAGCCTACTGCCCGTCGCAATGCCCGCTACGGAGCGCCGACAGCCCTGCGTGGCCAAGTCGCTCAGCTCCTCATCTGGGCTGGCTGGTATCGCAGCCGTGCCGCCGTGATGCGCAAGCAGGACGGCTGGGGCGAGGAGCCCATCCAAAGGAACGTACAGGAAGCCCGCAAGCGTCTCGCGCAGGCAAGGGAATTGCTGGCGCAGGAACACGCAGCGGATCGGAGGGCAGCATGAGCGCCGATAGCTGGCTTGAGGGAGTGTGAGATGGTCACGCGGTACAATTTTGAACAGGACACTATGGAACCCGCCGAGGACGGCACGTGGGTTGCATATGAGGACGTGGCGTACCTGCTCGAACAGCGAAGCCTACGCGACTGGTTTGCTGGGCAGGCACTGCGCGGGCTCATCAATCGGTCATGGGATCATCTCCCGACAGACGCAGACCGCATCAAGTTGTGGGCGGCATCTGCCTACGTGGTTGCTGACGCCATGTTGGCCGAGCGCTCCAAATAACACCCACAGTTTCATACGGCCATTATGAGCCGGGAAGGATTGAGATGAGCCAGTACGAAGCCGGATCGTTGGAGGACATCGCAGAGATGTTCGAGCGCTTCGCCAAAACTGCCGACGCTCAGGCCAAACACGCGCCGACGCAGCGCGCAAAGCAGTTCGAGTTCGGGCGCAAATCCGCGTGGCTGGAGGCCGCTCAGATGCTTCGCAAAACTACCATTTTGCCCGAGGCAGCGTCATGACCACGCTCACCGTTTCCGACCTCCGCGCCGACTGCGAGGCCGCTACTCCCCAGCCCTACTGGCGAGAGCCGACAGACAGCAAGGGCTTGCGTATCGCACGAGATGCCCAGGCTGCACTCAAGGCCGAACGAATGGCTGACGAGCGGGAGGCATTCATCCGTGCCGCGCTCACTCTAAAGCGCCTGAGCTGGGTGCCTCGGAGATGGGCTTTGGAAGAAGAAGCCAAGGGCAACCTGGCGAAATATCGAAGCTACGCCGCCGAGGCGAAACGGCTGTGGCGCGCTGCGCGATGGCACCTCGATATGGCCCGAAATAATAGGAGCTGAAAATGACAAACGCTGTTGCCACTGCCACGCCCGTCGATCAGTTGCCGATTGCGCCGGCAGCGTCGGAAGGAGCCGCTGTTTTGAGCGTCATTGAACGCATGGCGGTCAACCCAGACATCGACATCGACAAACTCGAAAAGCTCATGGAAATGCACGAGCGGATCATAGCACGAAGCGCCCGCGCAGCCTACTCAAAAGCACTTTCTGAGATGCAGGCCGAGCTGCCGGAAGTGACCGAACGCGGCGCTATCGAAATTCGCGAAAAGGACGCCAAAGGCGAGCGCAACGGCAGGGTCATTCAGTCAACGTCCTATGCACTCTGGGAGGACATCAACGAGGCTATCAAGCCCGTTCTCGCCAAGTTCGGCTTCGCGCTCAGCTTCCGCACCGGACAGTCGGCAGACGGCAGGGTCACGGTCACCGGCATCCTGAGCCATCGCGAGGGCCACCAGGAGGAAACGACAATGGTCCTCCAGCATGACAGCACCGGCAGCAAAAACGCCGTGCAGGCGATTGGTTCAAGCACGTCCTACGGCAAGCGCTACACCGCTGCGGCACTGCTCAACCTCACTAGTCGCGGCGGGGACGATGACGGGAGAGCCGCCGGAGAGCCTGCCAAGATCACCGAAGAGCAGCGAAATGAACTGCAAAAGCTGATTGAGGCTAAGGGCGTGGACATCGCCCGCTTCTGCGGCTTCCTCGAAATCGACGCCCTGAGCGACTTGCCAGCCGCACGGTTCAGCGATGCCAAGCGTGCCCTCGAAGCCAAGAAGGCCAAGTCATGATCGACATCATCACATGCGAGCAAGGGACGCCCGAGTGGCACGCGGCCAGGTCCGGCATTCCAACAGCTTCCAGGTTCCACACCGTCATGGCGAAGGGCAAGGACGGCGGCTCATCGGTGACGCGGCGCGACTACATGCTGCTGCTCGCTGGCGAGATCATCACTGGCGTACCGGCTGAGACATTCAGCAATGCTCACATGGAACGCGGCAAGGTCATGGAGGACGAGGCGCGCAAGTACTACTCGTTTCTCCACGATGCAGACCCGGAGCAAGTCGGCTTCATCCGCAACGGCTCCAAAGGCTGCTCGCCGGACTCGCTGCTAGGCGATGCTGGGATGCTGGAGATCAAAACCAAGCTCCCGCATCTCGCCATTGCGTGCCTGCTCAACGGTGAGTTTCCGCCAGAGCATAAGGCTCAGTGCCAGGGCGCGCTTTGGGTGGCTGAGCGCGAGTGGATCGACCTTGTTGTCTACTGGCCGCGCGTCCCTGTTTTCGTAAAGCGCGCCTATCGCGACGAACCCTACATCGGACAGCTTTCCAAGGCCGTCGATGCCTTCAATGAGGAATTGGCGTCGGTGGTCGATGCCATCCGCACCTATCAGGATTTCAAAGGACAGGCAGCAGCATGAGCGGATCAGTTTGCAAGGTGATTTTGGTTGGCAATCTGGGCGCAGACCCAGAGGTCCGCTCGCTGCCCAACGGCGGCAAGGTGGTCAATATGACCGTCGCCACGTCCGAAAGCTGGCGCGATAAAAACAGCGGCGAGCGAAAGGAGAAGACCGAATGGCACCGCGTTGTCATCTTCTCCGATGGCCTGGCAAAGGTGGCCGAAGCCTACCTGCGCAAGGGCAGCAAGGTCTATCTGGAAGGCCAACTGCAAACCCGCAAGTGGCAGGATCAATCCGGGCAAGACAAGTACTCAACCGAGATCGTCCTACAGGGCTTCAACAGCAGCCTGACGATGCTGGATGGGCCATCGCAGGGCGGCGAGGCGCCAGCTTCCACAGGGACAGGCTACGGGGCCAGCAAGCGCCGTCCAGCCGCCGCTCACCCGCCAGCATTCGAGGGCGGCGGCATGGATGATGACATCCCGTTCGCGCCTGAGTGGCGCATCTGATTTCCGCTCACCAGTAAGGCCAGCCCTTTCGCCGGGGCTGGCCGGGAGCGAGACTAAAGGGGACATGAAATGACGTTGAAAGATGACCTGATCGCCGCGAAGGCCCTGATCGACAAGGATGCGCCAACATCAGTTCACCGCGCATGTCACGCGGCTGTCAGGGATGGAATGGGGTCGCCCGGAAAGCGCTACCTCGCAATGTTCAACATCCTTGTTGAGCACAACAATTGGGAAGTGACGAACCTTCTCAGCAACGTGTCAACGCCAGAACACTACCGGGCCATCATGGAGCTATTCGACCGCGCCATTGAGGCTGCGCCATGACACCCGAAACCCTCAACGCTCAATCAGCCTTCTTCACCTACGCACAGCAGCGGCTCAAGGCGGCGCGCAACGCGGCTGAACTTGAGAAAGCGGCCACGCTCCTTGACCAGCCCGAGTTCAACGCCCTGCCAGAAGGTGCAAGGCTGGATCTAGGCGTCCTCTACTCGCATCGGCTCCAGATCATCACGGGATGGGGTGCGCTATGAGCCGGCTCACCAGAACGCTCTGGAGCGACAAGGATCGCGCGGAAGCTAAGCGGTGGATTGACGCTGCCCCCAAAGGCAGTCGCATGGAGGTGAAAGCGCCTCAGCGAACCGTTCCTCAGAATGCGCGGCTCTGGGCAATGCTGTCAGACATCGCCACCCAGCTTTCGTGGCACGGCATCAAACTCAGCACCGATGATTGGAAGCTGGTTTTCCTCGATGCCCTGAAGCGTGAAGTTCGCATGGTCCCGAACGTTGACGGCACCGGCTTTGTGAACCTGGGGCGCTCGTCTTCTGACCTCACCGTTGAGGAAATGTCCGACCTGTTCTTGGTCATCGAGAAGTTCGGTGCCGAGCACAACGTCACGTTCCATGAAGCGGAGGCAGCAGCATGACATATCACCGCTGGGTTGCTGCTCAATCAGCCGTCGCCACTGTCGCAAGCTTCGGGCTGTTCTTCTTTACCGGCTTCAATACATGGCTTGGTTTCGTTGCCGGGATGGGGTTCGGGATAACGCTCCTGATGGTCCTGCTTTGCTGGAAGTGGCGGGTATGAGCCGCGCCATCGAATCTTGGGTAGCCAAGCACGACGACCAAGCCATCCCCGACAAGGTGAAGCGGCGGGTTCTGGATCGGCAACGCAATGCAGACGGCATCCCCATTTGCCCAGATTGCACCAACCAAATCCGGCCAAGTCAGGCCATCGAATACGACCACGCCCTTCCGCTGATCGACGGCGGCAAGCACTCGGAGGAGAACCTGCGGGCCATCCACCAGAAGCCGTGCCACGCGATCAAGACAGCGCGCGAAGCTCACAACCGCGCCGAGGAACGGGCGCAGATGATGGGCGTCTATGGGCTCAAGAAGTCCAAGACACCCTTCCCTAAACGCAAGCCCTACCAACCCAACGTTCGCCAGCTTTACGGCGACATCGAAGAAGGAAACGAAGCGTCATGATCCGTATTGGAATTATCCTCCCTACCCTCGCAACCGGCGTTGCCGTGTTGAGCCTGAGCGCGTGCTCCGAAGCCGAGCTGCAATCCGGCAATTCCCTCATGGCAAGCCTTGGGATTTCAGATCCGATCTCCCGACAGGCCGAATTACCAGCACCAGTATTGGCCGCTGCTGTGGTTCCGGCTCCGGTTGAAGCTGAGCCCGTTGCCGAAGTGGTGGCGGTTATCGAGCCCGAACCTGTGTATGTGCCGCCGCCAGAACCCGTGATCCCAGCGTTCGAGCCTGGCACTTGGGCGGACCCTGCATGTGCCCCAGCTTGGAGACAGCCAAATCCCTGTCATATCGGGGAATAATTCGCCCTTTCCGATAGCCTCAAACGCCCGGAAATGCTACACTTTTTGATGATTTGGAGCAACTGAAATGAAGAAAATTCCGACCATCTTTGAGCGCGATTGGAACGGCGACAGAAGCCGCGTTCTCGACCAAATCAATCCGGCTGCGCAGTGGGTTTTCGATGGCGAGGGCGTAGCCACTCAAAAGCTCGACGGAACGTGCTGCATGGTCCGCGACCTGAAGCTGTTCAAGCGCCGGGAGTTGCGTGAATCGGACTACGCCAACGGCGCAGCGCCAGATGGGTTTGAACTCGCGGATCACGACATCGAAACCGGCAAAGTTGTCGGCTGGGTGCCTGTCATGGACGGCCCAGAGGACCGCTGGCACAACGAAGCGCTGCGCACCGCAGAGGCAGAGAACCAATCGCTGGCCGATTGCACCTACGAACTCGTTGGCCCCAAAATCCAGGGTAACCCCGAAGGCGATCAGCGGCACCGCCTCGTCGCCCATGACGCCAGATTGCAGATCGGCGTCGTCTTCCCCCGCACCTTTGAAGGCATCCGCGCTTTTCTCGACGGCAACGACATGGAGGGCATCGTCTTCCACCACCCTGACGGACGCATGGCGAAAATCAAGGGCAAAGACTTCGGCCTCAAGCGCTCCACTCTAACCATAGGCACCACAGATGAGTGACCTGACCGACGAACGGCTGCTGGACGAGATGCAGAACAAGATCGACGCCGCTATCCTTGCTGCCTCTGGTAGTTTTGGCGTGTCTCTTGACGCCTACCAGGCGCACAAAGTTGGCAACAGGGTGATTGACGCCATCGCCAACGATGTAGTCGCTCTGCGACTCGCCGCCTCTCCGCCCTCCCCAGCAGCGGGAGAGGTGCAGGACGGATGGTTTCTTGCGGCCAAGTCGCTGTCGGAGCCAGCACGAGCGGCGCTTGCCGATGTCATCGAGTTGGCAAAGCACGCCCACATGACGGACGTTATGCTGCGGGTCAACGGCGACTGGAAGCGCTTCGAAGCTGACTGGATCAAATACCTATCCTCAGTCCCCGCAGGTAACGCCGAGAGCAGGGATGCTGTGACAGAGCAAATGCTGGTCGACGCCTATGTCCGTGGCATCGAATGGGCTGACGAAAACCCGTTCGATCTGGAGTATGGCGTCAAGGCAGCTCGCGACTACGCCGACAAGACACTCAGCCTCAAAGCCACCCCTGCAAGTTGGGGAGAGGTGACGGAGGAGATGGTTGATGCTGCGATGAACGCTCACAAACATCCATCATTCTCGCGAAAGCACATGCGCGCAGCCCTCCGCGCAGTTATCACTCTACAGGATACGAAATAGATGGATCATGAGCGCATTTGGCTTGAGCCTGCACCCGGCGCCGACAAGGAATGTGGGCAGATGTGGTGCCAAGACAACGTGTGGGGCGACGAGGCAACGGAGTACGTTCGCGCCGATCTTGCCCGCTCCCCCGCTGACAAGGGGCTGATAGAGGCGCTGACGCATATCGTTCGCTACATCGACACCGCAAAAGACGACATTTCGCGCGTCCCCGAAAAGTCCGAATACGTCCTATCCCTCCTGGCGCGGGACGTACGGGAAATCGCTGCCGCCGCCCTCTCCTCGGTAAAGCCAGAAGGAGGGGAGTCGTGAAACTGACGAAGGCAGAGCGCGAGACGCTGACCCTCTGCATGGACTGGTCGGCGCCCTACGAAGTGGCAGATCGGAGGCGCAAACTGCATCCGAACCTAAGCGTTTACTCGCGCAGGGTGGAGCGGATGCTGTCGAAACTGCACGACGCTGGTCTAGTAGCATACGGCGGTGCCAACAACACTTTTCGCATCAGTGACGCCGGTCGCGCCGCGCTCGCCCAGGTGAAGCCATGAACCGCCTCGGACGTAATTTCTTCATAGGCTTAGTAGTGGTTGTGCCTATTCTGATGCTGGGGAATCTGGTGTTCTTTGACGGGAGTTGGTTCCATTGAGTGTACCGCTGACGAAATTCTCGGTCGCTGAGGTGGCTGCTCACTTCGCGGTTTCCGAGCGCTACTTGAGCGAAACGGCCCGGCGGAAGAAGCTGTGCGGGCGGGCGGGCAGAAGCCTATACTTCACCGAAGCCGACATTGAGGCGCTAGATAAACTATGGCACGGCTCAGGCTCTACCAACGCGGCAAAATCTGGTGGATCGACGGCACCGTCTCTGGCAGGCGCGTCCGCGAGAGCACGCGAGAAACTGTTCGGGAAGAAGCAGCGGCTTACGCCAGCCGCAGGGAAGTCGAAGAGCGCAAGCGAGCAGAGTTCGGAGACGAGGCGGTCCTTACGTTCGGCGCGGCAACCGGGTTCTATCTCGACGCCGGAAAATCAGACCGCTACCTGACCCCGATTTTCCAGAAGTGGGAACACAAATTAGTTCGTGAAATCAAGCCGGGACACGTCCACGACCTAGCCCGCGAACTATACCCCAAAGCGGGGCCAGCGACAAGGAATAGGCAGGTAATTTCGCCCGTGCAGGCCATCATAAATCACAGCGCCAAACGCGGCATGTGCTCCCCGATCCGGGTTGAGCGCTTTTTTGTCCCGACGCCCGAGCGCAAGGTGGCAACGATGGAATGGCTGGGTAAGTTCATGGCCGCAGCAAAGCCGCAGCTCGGGGCGCTGGCGCAGTTCATGGCAATGACTGGGACCAGGATCAGCGAGGCCACGCGGCTTGACTGGCGCGACGTGGACCTAACCGCCGGGACCGCATATCTGCGCACAACCAAGAACGGCCACCCGCGCACAGCAGAGCTGCCGGAGGCCCTTGTGGCGACACTGGCAAACCTGCCAGGGAAACGTGAGGGGAGAGTATTTGGCTATCCAAATCGGTTCGGCCCGCAGCGCCCGTGGGAGACTGCGGAGAAGCGGGCTGGCATCGAGCACATACCCGCCCATGATGCAGGGCGCCGGCTCTTCGCCACCTACATGATCCAGTCTGGCGTTGACCCCGTGACTGTAGCCAAGGCCGGTGGCTGGAAGAGCGTTCGGATGGTGGTCGATGTCTATGCCCAACCGGCTGACACGAGAGAGGCTGTGCGGCGGGTTTTTGGCAAGTCCGAGTCACAATCGTCAGATACCAAGGCGGTAAAGTCTTGAGTCAAAAGGCGAAATCGGCTATATTCTACCCCGTTAGCAGGGGCGTGCCTTCGACCACTCGGCCACCTCTCCGGGACGGGCTGATACATGCGAAACGCCTTAGAGCGCAAGCACTTTATCTGCCTTCCGGGCCTCTTGCTAACGATGCGAATTTTGCGCCTCACCGCAGCCTGTGTGCGTGAACGTGCAGTGAACGTTGGTACAAATCTGGCACAGCGCAGTCGCGCTTTGTTCTAGGAGAGAAAGATGCCTATGACCATAGAATATAGCAGGGTTGAACACGCAGAAGCTCTCAACCGCCTTCTTGGCAGTGCGCTCCACAAGTTCGCCAACATGGCTAGCGCCTTCCCGGCGAATGCCGATCCTGACGCAATTGTTATCAAGTCTGTGGATGGCTCCGTTGAAATCACGGTGGGTGATTTCATAGAGGCTCGAAAGGTTCTGGAGGCGCAGATAAGATATGAGCAATGATGGCAAAATCATCCTTCTGGACGATCACCGCCCAAAGCCAGAAGAGCCGCGAACGCTCATGGCCCAGATCAGCATCTATGACAACGGTGACGGCGACCTATGGCTGGCGGACGCGCTCACCCATAAGGAGCAGTTCAACTGGCTCCTGATGAAGATTGCAGAAGTGTCCAGCACAATCGTGGCGGAAAAGGCCACCAGAACCGGAGAAATGTAAATGACGCCAAAAACGTATGAAGACGGCATCAACGAGGCCGTGGCATTTGCTGAGCAGATGGCCGAAAATTGCAAGGCACAAGCGACCAAAACATGGGATGACGGCCTTTTGCCAACCCGGATGTCCGCCAGGGCTTTCGAGGCACAGGCTAAAGTGTTGCGTGACTTAGCGGGATTGCTGAAGGCGCGTTAGCCCAACCCTAGATACTGGAGAGGGGAGAGAAATGGATGAGTGGCGGCCAATTGAGACGGCGCCGTGGGAAGGGCCTGCGGTGTTACTTTATCGCGCCCCGGAGACGTTCGTAGCCAAGCGGGTGCGAGGCGAACACGGCCCCGGCTGGTGCACTCCGGACGGCTATCAGATTTTCCGCGCCACCCATTGGATGTCACTCCCGGCCCCGCCCAACACGTGTTCTAAGGGGATGGAAAATGGATGAGGACGACAACATGCCTTATGAAAACACGTTTTCCCTCGAAGAGCTGAGGCGGGAGGTTCGGCGCGTCTGGGACGAGCAAAACGGCCTCACAAAGGCCTTGCGCGACCTGCCGGAAGTGCCGCCGCCGCGCGTGCTCATGTATCTTAGCCGAGCGGCGAGGTTCCCGGATGATTGCAACATCGGCAAGGGGATGCAGCGCCAACTTGGCTCGGATGCTATCCCGTACAAGGTCGAATACGAAATGGGGGCTGGGCTGTGGTCGCGCATTCGTGCCGCCCTCAACGCTTCTTCTCAGCCCGCTCCGCCTCCTGCCCAGCAAGACGCCTAGCCCGTCACACTCCGACTATGCCCCCGTCCTGACGTAGGAGCATCCTGTATGGCAATACGTGTCTCTACTCCCTTTCTTCCACAGGAAGAGCATACCAGATGGTCAAGGAGTTCCTGGCGCCTGCCTATGGTGTCGAAGTCAGGGCCGAGACGGGAGATTAGCTCGTCCATGTCGAGGAGCGCGTAGTGGGTGCAGGTGTGGTCGAGCGAGCAACTGGCCCAGAGGATATAGCCGCAAGCCTTGATTTCAGCGAGGGTCCAAGACTGGTTTTCGCTATCGTCAGGCATGGGGGAAAACTGACCGTGGGAGCTTGCAAAAGCAGAGGCCGACCCACGGTTTACCTAGTGTTGAGCGTCAGAAGATGATAGAACAAAACGGATACGGAGACAAGCGTTGAACGCCGCGAACGACAATGAGAGTGTAATCGAGGGGTCTGGCAACGTGTTCCTAGACCTAGGGTTCCCAGAGGATGAGGCAGGATTGGCGATATTAGCCCTTACTGAGTTTCGCGCCAAGGGCGGCGTCCGCTACGAGGACTTCAAAGCCGAACTAGCCGCCATCCGTAAAGGTGAAGCATGAGCGAGTACGAACCGAACGAGCGGGCGTTGACGTTATGGATTTGGTGGATGGCGGCGCTTCCATTCGTCGCGCTGACCCTAGCCATGTGGATGTGCGCATGAGCGAGTGGCAGCCAATTGAGACGTGCCCGACAGACTTGAGCGAGTTTCTGGCTTGGGACGCGCGCGCCCGGAAGATGGATGTTTGCTACGCGTCGAGAGAACCGAGCGGAGCCTACGTTAGGCCGGTGCAGGTAGACGGGGAGTATGGGCCGCACTCAGACGAGTTCGGATACGAAAGCGGGGGCATCACCCACTGGATGCCTCTGCCAAACCCGCCGGGGCAAGACAGTGCCAATGCTCGCGAACTACTGCTCGCTGAGATCGAGGCAATCGGTTCGCCGGACCCCAAGCACTAGTCGATACGTATATCTTCCCCGCCCGGATGCGCTGGCCCCAACTCGAACTGATGCATATCAAGCGGCCTTGAAGCTATAGCTGGGGCAACGATCCGCTCCACCACGATCTCTGCAAGGTATCGTCCATCCCCACAGGGCGTCCGCACAGCGAAAGCCTCTCCGTCAATGACGCACGATACCTCTATGTAGAACTCGCCTTCCTCGTGATGGAGAGCCCAGCTTTTGCCTTCGACGCTGCGCATCAGGCACGCCCCAGCAGATGGCACACGACCCTCGCCGGCACGGCAAAGCCGATTGCCGCGATCCCGTAAGGCGTAGGCACCAGCCCAACGGTAATGCCGACAACCGAACCGTCCACGCTGTCAATGACGCCGCCGCCCGACTGCCCATAGACGATGGTGCCATCCAGCGGGACCACCTCTTTCCAGATCATGTGCTTGCGAGAAGCGCCGTTGACCTCGCCCCTGGTATACAGGAACTCAATTCCCATTGGATTGCCGTAGGCGATGACTTTCTGGCCGACATAGTTGGGCGCGCAGTTGAGCGGGGCTGTGGCGGTGTAATGGAAGTGCATGCTCTCAACGTGCAGGAGGGCGATGTCGTACTCTTTGTTTACCCTGAGCACTGTCGCTGGCGTGGAGCGCTTTTCCGAGTCGGTCAGTACCATCTGGGTGGCCGTGCCGACAACGTGGGCAGCAGAGACGATGTAGCCGTTGCCGATATGGACGCCGGACCCACTGCCAAGGCCGCTCTTGAGCGCCACGTGGGGAGTAGCGGTTTTGAAGGTGGACGCCTCGCCCATGAACTTGGTTGGGATATTGCCTGACGCCTGCCACGTTAAAGCGAGCACGGCAACGATGACAGCCCCGGCAATGCCGAGCCATTTGAGGGACATGATGGGGTAGCCTTTCGGGGGTTAGCGCGTAACGATTGACACGCGGTTGCGGGTAATCTCACCATCGACATTGTGGAACGTCAGGGCGTGAACGGAACGCTTCGCCCGGTAGGCTTTGCGGTGGTGGTAGGCGTCTTTGGAAACAGGGGTGTTGAAGCTCTCTACGTCCACGCCGCCGAACTCGTTGGCGTTGAGCTTTTCGCGGTGGTGAATGTGACCTGTAAGGATCATCCGGTATTCGGACGCGCCCCAGTCCTCCGGGCGGTCGCCAGCCATGATGAGCGGCAGTTGAGCCATTTTGGCTTGATCGCCGTGAGCGGCCCCGAGGAACACCTTGCCCCAGCGCCACCACCAGAACGGGCCCGGATCATCGTCCACGGTCACGCGCGGGTTGTTGCTGTAGAACATGGCGAGGGCGAGCGAGACGGCGATGGCCGACTGGTCGTCATGGTTGCCGGGGATAAGCCGCACCAGCACGCTTTCGTGCTTCTGCAGCGCAAGGTCGATGGTGTAGATTACCAGTTCGACCGCAACGCGCAGCACCTTGGGCCAGCGCCCGTCAACGTCCAGCCGGTTCTTTGATCTGGCCGTTACGCCTTCGTAGCCGTCGCTGTGGAGGAGATCGCCCAGCCCCAGGATCACGGCATGGGATGAGTTCGGGGTGCCGCCCACCAGCCGCGTCATGGCCCTGCGGATCACGTCTTGGGCTATGGCTAAGTCCCAGTCCTCGCCAGTCTCCCTACCCCATGCCAGCAAGCCTATATGCCAGTCGGCTAGGGGGTACACTGTCACCAGTTCCGGTTCGGCGTGATCGGGTGGCAGGATGGGTGCGGAATGCCCGCTGTGGGCCTCTAGAGCGCCCTGCACGGCCTCTATGATGTCTTCGAGGGGGAGTTGATCGGTGCGGGTCTTGATCCATTGCTGGATCACTTGCCCGTCGCCATCGACCAGCGTCGAAACGCCCTTGATGACGTGCCCGGCAGGGGCTTGGGCAACTATCGCATCATCGAACCCGGCAGCGATGCCCTTCTTGTAGCGATGATTGAATGTGCCGGGAGGAAGGTTGAGCGCGCGAGCTGCGGCGGTTTTGTCGAACCCATTTGCCTTGAAGGCTTCGACCGCTTCCCGCATGAGTTCTGGGGAGAGCGACGGGGTGGGCATCTAGTGCCCCTTCCAGAAATTCAACCCATTCGTGACGATCCAGATGAGCGCCCCCAGGATTGCGGCTATCACCGTCCATCCGATCTTTGACGCCGTGCCGTTGACCCCCTTGCGGAGTGAGCGAAGAAACATGAAGTCCCTGCGTGCCTCGTCCACATGATCGGCGCCGTCGATGCGCAATCCTGCGTCGGCAAGCTCTTCCCGGAATACTGCGCGGAGCTGATTAAGTTGCTCATTTGTGAAGCCGCTCATTCATGGCCTCGAAACTTTTGTGTTGATAGGCTCATGGTCGGTCGGCTCCTGGGAAAATCAGGGGAGGACTAGGCCCCGGCAAGTGCGCAAACGCTTGCTGGGGCTGCTGAAATTTGCTATGGTTCTGGGGCTGACGGGGTGGGTGCTCCCTAGAAGGGCGCTCGACCGAAAACCGCAGATGTCAATGACGGTATGCGACCCCTAACCAGCGTCTAAGTCAGCCCCTTTGGCGGCTCATACGGCTTAACTGGTGTACGCTTTGCGGTGCGCTTGGGCTTTCTGGGAACGTCAAACTGGAAGACGGGCTTGCCTGCCGTGAATGTCTCCCGCGCCTCCCCTGTTTCCCAATCCGGCTCTGGGGTATTGCGACTGGAACCAACCTTCACCGCAACGATTGCAGCGATGAGAGCAGCAACGCCCCACTTGCCGAGGATTGCCCCGATGATGAGCGCGGCGATGAATACAACGCCATAGGCCCCGAACGGAAATATCGAGAGCAGGCTGTCAACGCCGTCAGCGAAGCACTGGCCGGGATTGAACAGGCACTTCATTTCTTCACCGGCCCGGTCGGAGCGTTGCGGACCTGATAGACGCCAAAGGCAGTAAGCGCCCCGACGATCAGTTCCATGACCAGCGTGTCAATGCCGGGAATGCGAATGTCAGCCGCGTTGAGCCAGATCAGCAGGCCGACGCCGCCGACTGCCACCACGGCCTTGCCGTAGGGCTTGAGGAAACGAGGCAGCATCACGCACCTCCGCCTACAGCCTTGACGATCCAGTCAAGGGCGACGGTGAGCCAGCCAGCAACGCCGACGACTACCCAAGCGATTTTCGGACGAGCGGCTGGGTAGAAGAACCACGCGACAGCGGCCGCGAGAACGACGCCTAAGATCAGGTAGATCATAGCATGATTTCCTTTGCAGATTCAACAATTTGTGCTAGATTTCTTGGGCTGGCGGCGGGTCAACCCGCTGCATGTGATGTGCAGCCGACACGAGACCACGTGTCCCGCCAGCTACTTCTTCCCAAGCCTCTTGAAGAACTCGACCAGCAGCCGCACGAGCACAGCCAACCACCCGCCATTCTCTCCAGGCTTCTCCGTAGGAGGCAAAGACGGCTTTGATGGTGTGGTGAGACCGTAGCCAGCGGCTTTAAGCTCAGCGTTGTATTTCATGGCTAGGCTGGCGATTTCTTGAGCCTTGTCGCGCCCATTGACGATCTTGCGAGCGCCAATGAACTCAGAGCGCTTGAGGTCGAAATAGTCGGAGAGCTTAGCCCCGGTGAACCAGCCCTCTTTCATTCCGAGAACCAGGATGGCAACGGCGTTCTTTGGCTCCATCGCCGCGTCTGGGTTCTTGGTCAGGTTCGCCCCGATCTTCCACCCGGCCTTGATGTAGTTGTCTTCCCACGTGAGCTGGACCAGACCTCTGCCATGCCACGGGTAGTAGCGGAGCTTCTTGCGATACGCCTCCGCCTTATCCCCGAGGTAGAAAGCTTCCTCCACCGGCTCGAAGGTATGGGCAGTCTCCCAATCAGCGGTCGCTAGGACGTATGCCGCCTCATTGCGCAGCAGTCCCTCCGCCTTGCAGCGGGAGACGATCATGTCTTTCAGGGACATTCTCGGTATTCCTTGATGTCAGATGGGGTCGGCTAGGGGACCAAGACGAACTTTAGGTTCTCTGACGAGAACTGACCCCCGGTCGTCTGCTTCAGATTGAGCGGGAGAGGCCAAACATCCGGCTTGATGGTGAAGCCGCTAGCGAGGTCTGCGGCCTCCGCGTAGCCGGTCGTTTCCCGCAGGAAGTTTCCCGGCCTGAACTGGAAAGCCGTAAAGATCGCCCGCCACTTGCCACCCTCCTTCCAGACTTGGGAGAAGCACACAGAGCGCGAGTGTATCTGCGACAATGCCGCGCCGCTGGCCACTGTATAGGCGCCTTGGACAGCGAACTTTATCTTGATGGTCGTCGCGTCCGGAATCTCAGCAACGATGTGCATCTCGTTGCTGTTCTGGCCGGTGGGGAGGTGCAGCATCACAGGGGCGCCGACATCGAACAGCGACGAATCCGGGACGCGCAGCACCTTGGAACCGGACAGGGCGTCGGCAGTCAGAGCGATATTGTACCCACCCCGCGCTTGCAACAGCGGGTTGGCGGGGTTTCGCGTCCAAATTCCTGCGGCCCAGATCGCGCTCATGGCTTCGCCTGCGCGCCACACCGTCCCGTCATGACCCTCGTAGAAAATCCGGTAGACACCATCGTCATTCACAAGCCTGCCGGTGCAGGCGATATAGTTGCTTTCCCAGCCAGTCCCCTGGGTCGCGAGAATGTCGCCCAGTATCGTCCACGTAGCGCCGTCGCGGGATGTAGCGGCAAAGAGATGCGAGCCCTCTTTTTGAACGGTGCCGCGCGTGCCAACCATTTTGAACTCGGCGCCAATGTCCCAGGGTTCATAGAGGACTTCCGGCCTTCGCACAGAATGGCTCCCCGGAATGTCGGTTTCGAGGATGAGCGGTTCGATTGGCTTGAACCGGAGATTGCCGTGAAGGTCGTACACCTCCAGAAATATCCGGTAGCGGGTGCCGTCATAGCCCTCATAGTATAGGTAGATTTCGTCCCCTACGAGCACAGGGCATGGGCAAACCTTCCCCCCGCTGTCCTTGTACGTTGTCGCGTAGTCGGCGCGAGGGGTCACCATACCTGTGCGGCCAAATACGGTGGGGCTGGCACCAGCCGCCGAGTAGATATTGTACCCGTCGCTGCCGTTGTTGCCGTTATAGAACCCGATGTAAGACATGCGCGCTTCCAATGAGAATGCGCCGCGCGGCCATAGGGAGGCGGCGGCAATTGAGGAAAGAAGCAGTCTTCTGGAAGGGCGCCACATGAATTACTTCATGTATCAAGACGTTACGCCCGTCAATGTCGGCTGCGGTAGTCAACCCATCCCAGCGTCACGATCAGGGCACTTGTGGCAGCATCACTGCGATCTATCCGGCTGCGCACCTGGGCGCTCGCGTCGGTCCACGCCTCCTTGTAGCCGTAGGCAACGTAGGTCCCAGCCGTGGATTGGCTAGTAAGCTGAATATCCTGAGCGCCGTTGGGCGAATAATCAGCGCCGCGAAGATCGTTGACGGTGTATCTCGTGCTAACGCTCGTGGTAGTTGACACAAGACCAATAGACATTATGGCTCTGACCCTGATGCCAACCGGCAGTGTCAACACTCGGGTGACGGCAGACGTGCCAGGGTTGGCCGCGTTTATGTCTTGTACGGGCGTGTCCCAATAGAAGTGATCCCCTGTCTGGGTGAACGCCTTTATCGCCCCGCCCGTCCGCACGATTGAGCCGATGCGCCGGAGAAGCGTATAGGCAGCGTTGGTGTTGGCCGCTATATTCGCACCAGAAGCGCTGGTGTCAGCCGCCACATCGACCACCCCTGTATCCGGGCGCTTAATAATGAAGATATGATAGGTGGTGTTCGCGATTACTGCGCCGCTTGCGCGCATTCCAGCATTGCTGCCTACAGCCCAAACGGCATCCAACTGCTTCCCGGTGATCGCGGCAAGCAGGTCAATGTTGGCGATGTCGGTGCTGTCCCGGCAGGCTCCAACGGTAATGTCGATGTCGTTTGTTGCATCCCCGGAATTGTTGGAGATCGTCAGCCCGTAAAGATGCGCCGGGGCGTAGCGGGCTTCCTGTGCAGGGTTGAGGAGAACGACGCAATCTGGCCCGGATAGGTAGACATACTCGCGCAGGCCAGGCGCGTTGTCGTTCGCCTGAAGCGCCACGAGTACGCCAGAGGTGTCGTATTTCTTGATGGTCTTGGCCGCAAAGGCCGAGCCCGTCGCCGGAGTGATCGTCAGCGTTGGCGTGGTGGTCGTGTTGGCCGTCGCGACAACAGCCTGAAACCGCATGCCGGTTGTAATCGCGGAAGCGGTCTGCCCCAGCGTGACGGTCATCGCGTTCGCCGTGCCGCCTACCGTGTTGACGCCGCCGAGGTCGTTGGCGAAGCCCTTCAGGTGGCTCATCATGGAGCGGACGTAGTTGTCCCCGTCCTTGACCTTGCCGGTAGCGCCGGTGCTGTCGGTCCCGTCAATATCGCTATTGCTGGCGGGGGTTGTGCTGTAATCGTAGATGCCGTTCTTAGCCAACTTTGAGGCTCCTTAAACGAGTGAGCCGCCGCCGCCAGAACCGTTGAAACCACCTGAGTTGGCGGCTCCGGTCAGGCGGTCGAGCAGTGAGACTTGCGGGATGGGTGGGCGCGGGTTTGCGCTTGGAATGACGAGGCGCAGCGGGACGGGGGCCTGTCGGTAGGCTGGCATGCGTGAGCGGGCAATCTGCGCCTGTGTGTACGGGGCCGGGACGACAGGCACTTGCAGCAGGTTGCGCTTGAGCTGGGTTAGTGCGCTCGGCGTGGCTGGTACGGGAGCAACGGGCACGCCGAAGCTGGTGCCGGCCCAAGTGTGCTCGGCAGCGGTCTGCGGGATGGACGTGGGCAGCGGCGGCAATGGCCGAGCGCTGTGCGGCATGGGCATGGGCGCTGATGATCGAGGCGCAAGCGAGACTGCGCCGCCCCCACGCACCCCAGGCGAAGCGAGAACGTTAGCGTTGCCACTTACTGCTGGCGTTGATTGAGGAACCGGATTGCGCGTAGCCGGTGAGAACGAGCCCTGATCGAGCAACGCCCCGCGCCCCGGCGTCCCCATGCGGTTGGTGGGGCTGAACGGCACGAAGCCGCTAGTCGTGTCAGGCACGCCCATCTCGGTGAAGGCGGTGTTGCCGACGAGGCGAGGCGCTACGGACGAGCCGGGGAAAGAAGGGAGCGCTGACTTCCGGGCTGGCAAAATACCCTCGTAGAGCGAGGCCACCTGCTGCTTCGTTGACGGGCTGTCGTATGCGCTAGGGATGCTCGGAGCGGTCAGGCTCGCGGTGGATGCCGGTGCGCGCAGGCTGGCAGGGATAACAGACGGGCGTGGAGCGTTGGCGTTTGCCCAATCCTGCCGCAGCGTGGGCGGCATGACTGAGGGGATGGGCCGGTCGGTCATCATGCCTGAAGGCGGTATCAGCCCTTTGGCGACCGTCTCTGGCGCAACCGCGTATTTCGGCGTTGTACCTTTCGTCAGCGACTGGTTCAGTGCACTGCGCTGGGATTGCGACGGAGTGCCATAGTACCAAAGACGCCCCTCGCCTTTGCCTAGGGGGACAGCGCCGGGGCCAGAGCCGCCAATGAGATCAAGGTGGAGGGACTGCCCCGCGCGAGCAGGGAACCCGACTGAGCCGGCCTTGGTCCCTAGCCAGTGCTGAGAGAGCGGCACCAGCTCGTCGCCGGCCAGCCTACGGCCATCGGGGGCATAGACCCACACGTCCGCAGCAACGCCCGTTCCGTGCCTGCGCGAACCGGTCGTGCCCTTGGTGCCACGCGGGCCTGACGGCTGTGCGGCAGACATGATGTCAACGCGATAGTCTGGCCCATAGACGGCTGTGACAGCCTGCCGGAGTTTGGTGGCTAGTTCGTCCTTGATCGGCTGTCGGCGCACGCCGTTAGCGCTGTACGATAGCGCTGACAGGTCCACCGCAGTGTCCTCAAGATACTGGTCAACATCGAAAGGGCCAGCCATCGCTACCTCAAAAGAAAAGCCCCATCTTGCGGACGGGGCGGCGGAGAATTATCTGTGTTGGATGCGAACTGTATGGGTTGCGCTTTTTGTCGCTTTCGCATCACCGGCACTTGCCGACGATTGCGACTACGTCTCAGGCTTTGACCTGGGCCAGATTCATTTTCTTGACGGTGACTTGGCGCGGGTCGAGATCAGCGGCGCGCCGGCCGAATTGTGCGGCGTCAACCTTGGTGACGAGAACGGTCACGAGATAGTCTGCGCCTCTGGTTACGGTGGCCCGTTCTCATTCGCCAGCAAGGACTACGGGGGCGTAGAGCCCGAGTTGCTCGTGTTCCAGGACCATGTTTGGTATCGGCGGTGCTATGAGCCAGCCTAAGCTGTTCGACCCGAAGAACCTTCACAAGATTCACGTCCGATTGCCCGACGAAGACGGCCCCAACCCCTATGACAGCAAGACGGCTATCAAAGACCTTCCGGTGAAAGACTGGCAGATTGCCGGGCGCGGCTGGGGATGGTGGTTTTCCATTATCGGTCTAGCCGGCGCGTGGACACTTGGGTTGTGGCTCAACGGCCACCTGGGTTAAAGGCCAGCGCCCTTCCGCCAATTTCCAGTGGGCGAACGAACGGTGCCAGCAGGTTTGGAGCCAGAGCGGCTTGCGGTATTGGGCTTTGCGAACCAACGACTTTCGCCGCACGATCTGCTCCCTTAACGGCCATTCGCTCACTGAGCTGCCGAGCCCCAGTTGCTGCCAGCACGCCAGGGACGCCGAACAGCAGCGCGCCTATTGAGCCGCCAACCATATTGCCACCATTGCTGGTGCCAAAGCCGAACTTGCCCAACAGCGTGGTAATGTTGCTGATCGTCGTGCCCTTCGCTACCTGCTCAATGGCCTGCAATTCAGCCTTGGTGAAAATCGCGCGCTTCTTGGGGTCGCGAAGGATGCTTAGGAATTGAAGGCGCAATCCATTCTCAACCCCGGATTTCTGGAACCCAGCTTTGGCAATGGCTTCCTCGATGACGCCCAGCTTTTTGGCCTGTGCCCAGGTGCTGATGCCTTGCATCAAGTCGTTGGCCGCGTCATTGCTCCCGCCAAGCCTGTTCGGTGGCAGATGAATTTGGTTTGGTTTTAGGTTCTGGATGAGCGCGTCGAGCCCATCAACTATCTGGCCGCCAAAGCGCTTGGTGCGATCCTTGGTTGCCTCCCCCACAACGTCCTGCGCAATCTGCCGAAGGTTGTGTAGACGGCTCAGGCTGACGCCCTGCCCGCTTTCGATGCCCTCGCGGGCAAGCGCAATCAGTCGATCAAACGCCTTGAATGCTTCGCCATCCAAGTCGGGGTCAATGTCGGCTTCTTTCGCCTTGCGAGCGAGGTCGCGGGCGAAGTTGCCGAACACATCAGCCTTGATGCCGACGCCGGATGCCCTGCTCGACTTAAAGAGAGCCGAAGCCGCCGAACGCAGGTCGCCAGAAGGAGGTGCGCCGGCTATGGCAGCATCGGTGAGTTTGCGCTGGGCGCCACTGGTTGCCCCCTTGGCAATTGCCCCACCCAGTGCCTTGACGCCTTGTCCGACGAACGGAATGACGCTCGCCACGGCGGCGGGGCTGGCGGCGTTCTGGAGTGCTTCCATAGGGGCCTGCCCTCGGGCCATGTTGTCTGCGGTGCCCAGCCCGAGCATGGATGCGCCGGAATTGACCGCTTGTTTCCAGACAGGGCCGGTTACGCCAAGCGCCTCCGCACCAAGTTTGGTCGCAGCACCGGCCCCAAATGTCGCAAGCGACCCCGCAACGTTGCCAGCGCCATAAGCGACTGGATGGCGATCTATCAGTTCCTCGCGGCGCTGCTGCGGGGCGTCATAGTCGCCGCCCGTTAGGACCGAGCCAAGCCCAAGTAGATTGTCCGTGGCTCGCTGCGCCAGCGGCCCCAACACTGGGATGCTGTTGACGCCGCCAGAGATGGTGGCCGCTGTTGACCCTAGGAAGTCACCCAATAGGTCTTGCTGGCGCACGCCGGGGCCACCCTGCAAGCGCTGGGAAGCCGCAGAGCCTCCGGCCAGCGCGTCTTCGTAGGCTGCCGATGGGCTGGCAACCTCACCCGGCGTGCCACTAGCGCCCATCGACGCCGCGATCTCGTCAACAGTGGCATCCTGCTGCTCTGGAGAGAGCGATAAGAAGCTGTCGTCAACCGTGACCGTTTGGCCGTTAATGGTGAGCTTCGCCATTACTGCCCCACAGTGTAGGTGACGCCGGTTGAGGTGGTGCGAGCGCCGCCCGGAGCACCGCCACCCCCAACGCCGGGGACCGGCTGAGCCGTGCCGCCCTTGGCCTGCATCGCGATGGCCTCAACCATGGCGCGGACGCGGGCTTTCTTGGCGGCAACCACTTCTGGTTTGTCGCCCATTTTCGGTGTCAGAATGTCGATGTTGTTTGCTACTTCGCCGGGGTTCGCGGTGGCGCCGGAAATTGCATAGAGATAGCTGCTGATGATCGTCTTCAATGCGTTCTGCGCCTGCTGATTGCCGCTCGACGTAAAGCCCTGAAGTGGCGCCCAATCGGTGCCCGGCACCTTGCCGCCCATCGCCTGATTTTCCCAGTTGTCAAGCTGGTCCCAACTCTCCTCGACAACCTTGAGTTCCGGCGTCACGACATGAACCAGGGAGGCGGCGCGCTGCTGCGCTTCGGTCGGGGGCTTCGAAGCTGCCTTGACCGCAGGGTCTTCATTGCCGCCGGGGATGGCTTCAAGGGAAAGCCCATCCGGCTTGTAACGGTAGCCGCTTGGGGCGGCGGGCGGCTTCGGGGCTTCGGCTGGTATCGAGGCCAGCTCGGTGCCATCAGCGGCGAACCGCGTTTGGCCGGGGCCAAGCGTGAACGGGTCGGGTGTCACTGGCTTCTGCCCCATGATCTCCATAGCGGCCTTGAATCCCTCGGCAGGAGGAAGCCCGGCAAACTGCGGATAGTTCTGGCGCAACCATTCGGTAGTCTGGTTGATCTGGGCAACGCGCTCTGCCTCGGCCTTCTGCTGGGTGGCGTAAGCGTCGTCAGCCTGCCTGCCGAGCATCGCCCTGCCGCCGCCTGGATTTCCAGACATGAGGTCGGCGCCGAGACCAAGCAGCATATTGCGGCGCGGACTGAGCCAGGAATCTACCCCGTCCCAGCCGAGTGTTTTGGCTATACCGACCATCGCCGCCCCCTACATAAAGCCGCCGGCGAGGGTGGAGCCCAAGCCAGCCGCCATTGCCCACCAAGGCACCTGCTGCGAGGTGTTGGTGCCGCCTGCCCCCGCTGTGCCGCTCAGGATGGAGCTGGCACGGGACAGGGTGTCCCAACCAGCGTCGTTCTGGCGACGGTGCAGGTCGTTCTCTGCCTGACGACGCGCCAGAGCGTCAGCATCCTGAGAAGCGCCAATCCCGCCCAAGGCCCCGATAGCACCCGCGCGGTTGGCAATCCCCTGCTGGCCCATGCCGAACAGGCTGCTGGCGATGCCCGCCTGCGAGTCGAGCGAACGATATTGGTTGTTCACGTTGTTCTGGAAGTTCTGGTAATCGAGCGGTGCTATGGCATTCACGGCGCTCTCTGTGGCGCTATCGATGTAGCTGCCGCCGCCGAAGCGACCAGATGCATTGAAGCCCGCCCCCACATTCTTCACCGCGTCGTCCATCAGGTTTTGGCGCATGGTCTGATAGCCGGGCGCGTCCTGCGCATAGGCATTGGAAAGCCCGGCATAGCCGCTTCTTACCCCGCCCAGTGTGGACATGGCCCCCGACTGAGGCGCATTGAACCCTCCCCCGGCCAAGAGGCTGTTGGCGTTGCTGGCCCCCCGCGACCAAGCGTTCTGCGTGCCTGTGCCAACGCCGGGATAAAGCGACTTGTTGAACACCTTGACGCCAGAATCGTATTGCCCCTGCAAGCCCTGCATCAGCTTGGAAACAGTCGGCTGCACATGCGGGTTAGCCGATGTGGACGAGCTGGAGGAAGTTTCGACGGAACCGCCCATCAGAGTAACCTTTTGCGTATCAGGTTCGGCTCGTTGCCGACCATCGGTTCGTAGTCAGTCAGAACGCGCCTCCAATCTCGACCGGAGACGCGCAGCTCGTGGCACCCGGCATCTTTGGCGATGCGTTCGATTGTCTGTATCTCGCTGCGGATGGCCGCGAGCCATGCCTTGGGCCGAAGGGCGACACGGCCCTCAATGCGGTAGATGCCGCAAACCCGGCAGTCGGCCTCGTCAAAGATTTGGAGCGTGACCAGCCCCGCCGCATATGGCAGGCGAAGCCAGAAGGTGACGTATTCCACTTACCGAATGCGTGCCGCTGCCGGCGGATCGTAGGTAATGGACCAGTCGATCAACCCCGACGCGTTGCTGGAGGTCAGCCGGATCTTCCAGCCGACAGGAAGCAGAAACGGCGTATCGAGCGTCAGCGGGACCGCAGCCGCGCGGCGCATGACATAGGCGCTGGTCCCATCGTACTTATCGACCGTGACCGTAGGGCCACCCGCCGCATTGTCGGTCGCAGTGATCACGCGGATGTAGGTCGCGCCCGTGGCCGTGAAAACAACGGTGGCGGTATTGCCGGTAAGGGTGCCGTCCTCTGTGACAATACCGGCCTGGAAGGCGGGAGCGGTCATCTTGGGCCACCTCCTGATGCCTGCACGTTGTCAACGCCTTTGGCGAGTGTCCATGACGACGATGCGGTGATGTTGCGACGGAATGCGATGTACTTGCCCCTGCCCCGCAGCGGAGCGCGACCGCTGGTCTGTTTGGCGACACCAGTCTTCCATGTGGTGTCATCGTCCAGTGCATCGCGGATGCCGAGTTCCAGCGTTCCGTCCGGGCTGTCGTCTTCCGGGCGGGCAAAGGCGATGAGCGTTGAAACAGGGCTGGGGTTGATCGCTGTTTCCAGTGTGGCCGCCATGTTGCCGCCCGTGAAATAGCCGAACTTGAATATGGAGTTCATCGCCCCGAAAATCGGCTGCCCACCTTGCAACAGACGGCTGTCCCAAATGACGTGATCGCCCAAGCTGTCCCATGTGGCCGCTGCGTCGTAGGCGTCCCATGTCGCGGCGGTCTGGGCAGAAAAGCCGAGATAGGTGGTTTGCAGTGTCAGGGTGAACCACTTCTTGAACTGCCAGTTGTAGCCGATGATGTCTTCGAAGATGGACGTGGACGAGTTGGCCGCACGCTTCCAGCGCCACATGACGTTTTTGCGGAACGGGTCGATAGAACCCTGCGTCAGCGACATGTCGGACTGGTCAACGCGGTCCAGAAACCATTGGTCGATCAGCCCAGCGCCGATGCGCTCGATCCCCCCGCCAAGCGTGAACTTGCGGAACCCGTCTGTCGCCAGCCAGAACACCGTGCCATCGAAGGCGACACAGCCCTTGGCGCCAACCGAGCCGAACTCCTCCGAGACGGATTGAATGCTCCAGAGCGCATTGCCCACGTTGCCAACCTGGATGAGCCGCACGGCACGCTGTTGCAGCACCAGCGCCGTGGTATCGGATAGCTTGCCGCCCCAGATCAGCGCACCGCCGCTTTCGAGTGCCTGATAGTCGGCGCCCTTGGTTGTCCAGTTGGTATGATCGGAGAATGCAGAGGATCGGATGAGGCGGTTGTTCCTCGCCCCCGCATTATCGAGACAGTCAAGGCCGAACAGCAGATTGCCGCATTCGAAGAACCAGCGCGGCGCTTTGGCAGCGGCAACCGCAGCGGCAGCGCCGCCCGCCTCAACGTCATAGGCGCGCATGCCTTGCGTGGTGTTCGAGTAAAGCAGCTTGGTGCCAAACCTGCCGGCGCACCAGTCGTCGCCTGCCGTGGTGGTCAGGCCGCTATCAATCGAACTCCAGGTATCATCGGACAGCTTCAGTTCAGCCGTCGAGGCGGTGAAGGCGACAATGGCCCATGTACCGTCCGCCGTCTGATAGCCGAACAGCCCTCTGGGTGCCCCGCTGAGCGCGACGGCAGTAGAAGCGACCGACAGGCCAGGGTATGGCCCGAAGCCATCGGCCAGCGGTTGCACGCCGTCTGCCTGTAGCATGAGGCCGGGGGCCAGGTCGGTCTGGTCCGGGGCGAGCACTCCATAGGGGAACTGCATTTACGGCGTGACCATCGCCAGGGTCATTTCAGCGCTGCCGTACTCGGCCACGTTGCCCTGCGAGACGATCTCATCGAGAATGTCGTTGGCAGCAGCTCGGAGGATCGCGGCTTCCTGGTAGGACTTGAACTTAGCCGCAGCGCAGGCTTGCCCGTAGGTCAGGTAATAGTCAGGCGCCAGCGTCAGCAGCCAGTTGGTGGTATTGCTCCCTGACAGCGCCGTGACCGAGCCGGAGAACACGGCAAGGAAGTTGTCGTCGGTGATCTCGGCTACTTGTAGGCTGGTGCCGCGAATGGCGAACACGGTTGCATCCGCCGATGTCTCGTAGGGATTGCGTTCGATCAGCGCGTCCCAACTCACCTGCTTGAGCGGAACCGAACCGAGCACGTCACGCACGAGCGAGGTGAGTCCGACAAAGCCGGTTGGCAGCGTACCCAAGCCCGTTGCGTCGGTATTGATGGTGGCGGTCGTGCGGCGGCGGAAATCAGAGGCCAGCTTGCGGTTGGCGTTGGCCTCGGCAAGCAGGATGAACTCATCCGTCTCGGCAGTCGTGAAGGTCCGGTCCTCCCACGTACCGATGGCCGTTGAGAGGTTGGCGTAGGTATCTAGGGCCATGGCCTACACCTTCCCGGAGCGCGTTCTGAACGGCTGGTTGCGCTCCTGGTTGAGCCACCAGCGCGTGAAGTCCTCGTCGCCCTGCTGAATTCGCGGCGCGAGATCGGCAAAGAACTTGTTGAGCGGCGTGCGGGCGACCCGGACCATAGGGACGTTGCCGCCCTTGTCCGAACCCGCCCCGCTTGACCATGACTTGCTGTCACGCGACAGGCGTTCCTCAGCGTTGAGCGCCTGGATGGGCTCGTCTTGCAGGAACTCGGTGCGCATGACCTGAATGGGTACGCCGGACACGGGATGGGTGCCGTGACCGACAGAGCGCCGGTAGGTGTCGGTTACTTCGACCACCTGCCAAGTGACATTCTGGCACTCGGCTTCGGTGAGCTTAGTAGTCGATTTCAATTTCACCGATCCCGTTGGCGCGGAGGTACTTCGCTTCTTCGGTGGTGAAGCGGACGACCGTCCCAGCCCAGAGCTTGTTGTCAAAGCCAACACCAGCCTGAGGAGGCGGGGCGACCTCGGCCTCGATGAACTTGGCGGGCTCCAGCTCTTCTTCCTTGCCCAGCTTGTTCCTGACTATGATTGCTGGCTTCCAATAGCCGACAACCTCATAGACGGGCGGCAGGCGGGCTTTCTTCGCTTGGTCGTTGGGGTCCAGCGCCTCTTGCGGGCGGTAGTTCCTAAGCAGCTTCACCGGCACCATCTTGGGCTTGTTGGCTTCGATGGCAGCGGTGGTTGCTGCGGGTTCGATAGAAATTTCGTTGAGGGCGACTTGCGTCACAGGTTCAACTCCAGTTTGCGGGGAAGGAGGCGCGGACGATTGCCCGCGCCTTTGGTATTTGCCTCTAGCCATTAGGTGTCACTGAAGGACGGGACAGTGGCAGAGAAGACCTGACCGTTGACGATCCAGTTGGTGCCGTCGCAGATCACGTGGATGCGCGTGCCGGCGCCTGGGGTGACGACATTCAGGAAGTCGTTGGTCGAGCCGTTGGACCACACACCGGCATGGATTTCATCGGCACCCGCGCCCGCATCGGTGTCAGCGAACGCAACGCCGCCAATGAAGTAGTTGGTGGCGCTGGGGGACTTGATGACCCAGTTCTGAGCGTCGGCCGCGACGGCCTTGCCGATGAATGTGTATTCCAGCCCAGCCGCGACCGCCGGGAGCGTTAGTGTGCAGCTCGAGGTGAAGTCAGGCATGATGTGGATCTTGCCGCTGTCAGCCGCAAGCACGGTGTAGGTCGCTGCATCCGTCACGTTGACGAAGCGGGATGCAGGGGTGGCAACCGCGTTGATCTGGGCAGCGGAGGCCGTGACGCCGGCAGCAACCAGAACATCGGTGCCTACCGCGTACTTGACTTCGTAGTCATCCGACACGTCAGCAACCAGGAAATAGTCCCCGGTCGCGGCCGTGCCGATAGCACCCGCCTTGTTGGCCATGTCGTAGGCAAGTCGGTTGAGAAGACGAGAGGTCGTCTGACCAGTTTCGCCAGCCATGATGAGAATCCTTCGATTAAGGGCCGGGAACGCCCATGGGAAAGCCGCGCATCACTGCGGGGCGAGGGAAGGGGCGACCGAAGCCGCCCCCTCAGTTCAGCTACTGGTCCCCGAAGGTCGGGATGGTGGCGCTGCCGACAAAGCCGGAAACGCACCAGGTCGTGCCGTTGAGGCTTTCCACCCTGACAATCGTGCCCACATCGGGCGTGATCACGGTCAGCTTGGAGTTGGTGGTGCCGTTGCCCGCAATCGGAGCAACAACATCGGTGTCGTTGTCGATGAACTGCAACCCGCCGATGAAGAAGTTCGTGTTCGAGCCAGTGGTGATGATCCAGTTCTGGGCATCAGCCGCAACGCCGGCATAGCGGAACTCGAACCACAGCCCGGCCTTGGGGGTCGGCAGGGTGAAGGTGCAGTTGCCGGTCAGGTCTTCCACGTAATGGATGACACCGGCATCTTCCGAAAGCACCGTATGGGCAGTCGTAGCGGCGACGATGGTTTTGGGAACGAGGGTAAAAGCCATTTTCGTTCTCCTTACGCCGAAGCCGAGATGCCGAAGGTGTCAGCGATGACGCCGTGGGCAGCTTCGTTGTTGACGATGAGGGTATATTCGACGTTCAGGACACGCTTCTCAGCGTCACCGGTTTTGGCGGGCTTGTGGACCTGGATGTCATCGAAGATGCCAATCGCGGCCATGCTCGGATCGATCAGGAACACGTTGCGGGCGATAGTGGCACCGGCACGGGTCATCTGAACGTTCGGAACAAAGGTCACGAGGCCGAAGTCCGTCAGGTACGAGTCAGCCGCACCGACGATCATGGCCTCGCCGCTGCCGACATTCTTGCGCAGCGGAACAACGTCCGCATCGTCAAGGAAACGGCTGGCGACGGTCTTGTTGTAGTTGGACATCATGAAGACCTTGGCCTTGCCGCCCGCATTCGCGGTGGAAAGGACAACCTCGTCCATGAGGGCCTTGGTCATGGCACGCTGGGTGCCGTTAGTCGCGGCCCCCTGAATGCCAGCGGAGAACGTACCGGACGAACCGCCAGCACCCAGCGAGTCGTTGGTGGCGATCCATGCGCGGAAGCCAGCCAGCTTGCGGTTGGTGGCGCCGTTGCCGGTGCCCGCCGAAGCCGCCTGATTGCTCAGGGCGATGACTTCCATATCGATCTTGAGTTCAGTGGCCTTCTTGCCACCCTCGCGACCGAGTTCGGATTTGCGGCCGGCCTTGGAGGTGTGTTCCTGGGTACGGGAGATCAGGAACGACTTCTCCGAGATCTGCGTGTAGTTGCCGATCCGGGTCGTCGGGACGATGGCGTCATACGACCAATCGTTGCCTTCCGGCTGGTTGTTGGCGGTGTCGGGAGTAGCAAGGGTGTCGGTCTGCCACTCGGGGTGGACAGACGAGACGGACTTGCGCCCGATCAGTGAGAGGAAGGGGGTTTCCTCGGGAGTGAGCATCCAGATTTTGTCTGCAAGCTCCTCTCGATTGCCTACGGCATCGTAGGTCTCGAAGGTGTTAGCGGCCTGGGCCATTTGGGGTTTTCCCTATTCAAAGAGGTGAGAGGCTGCGGCAACGAAATCATCGAGCTTGCCGCTGTTGCGAAGCCGCTCAGACCGAACCTGCTGTTCCTTGGAGTTGGCCGACTGTGGTGCCGCACGCTTGCCCGGTTTCATCGCGGGCTTCTGAGCGACTTGTGCCTGCACCTGGGGGGCCTTTGCCTTGATCCTGCGGTATGCGAGCGCATCGCGCAGGGCCACCAGCATGCGGTGATCCCCAACGGTGTTCACTTCCTCGGCCGTGATGCCGTAGTGCTCTGAAGCACCCGACACGATGGCGTCCCACGTAGCCTTGCCCTTCACAGGGTCTTTGAGCACCGGCATGGCCTTGAGCAGGGCGTCACGCTCGCGTGCAAGCCGGGCTTCGGCCTGCTTCTGCGTCTCGCCTGTGCGTTTCTGCTCTTCGGCTTCCCGGCTCTGCTGGAAGGCTTGATAGGCTTGGGCGTGGTTTTCCCACTGCTCCTTGGCCCATAGGTAAGTCTGATAAGCTATGGGGTCTCGGGATGGGTCGCCCGCGAACGGCTCAGGCCGTTTGGGGAGGAAACTTTCGGCGTACCAAGTAGCGTATTCTCGGAACTGGCTCAGTTGTTGAGCGTCCTGATCCACCTCAGACTTGCGCGTGTCGATGGCCTCACGTTCGGCCTTCAACTCGGTGGTCTTTTTGGTGTAATCGCGCTGGAAGAGGTTGTTGCGCTTCAGTTCCGCAACGGTGATCACCGAGCCATCGTCAAGAGTGACCTTCGCACTGTCTGGTGCAAAGCGTCCGCCCTTGATTTCAGGCTCTTCGGAGCCGTCCGGGTCTTCTGCGTCAGCCTCGTCAACGTCTTCCGCTTCCACCTCAAGGCCCAAAGGATCGTCGTCATCCTCGGGCTCGGGTTTTGCGGCTTCGCTATCCTCAGGCTCTTCAACGGGGTCCGCTGCCGGGTCGTCTAGGAGATTGGATATGTCCTCAATCTGCTGATCGTAGCTTTGAGGAGTCGTGACATCAGGCCCCGGTTCCCCAGGGAGATTGTTGTCAGCCATGTGTGAGAGTGTCCTTCTAAGGGCCTTGGCGCTTCACAGCGCGGTTAGCGGCGGTCGATTACTCGGGCCGCTTATTCTCAACCACCATGCCGCCGTCACTCTGCCCGGAGGCAATGATCTTGGCTTTGAGGCGGTCGTGAATTTCTTGCGTCACAACGATGCGCTGCTGAAGCGCAATGACTTCGGTCACGTTGTCGGCGCTGATCTTGATGTCTTTGAACTCGGCAAAGGCGTCGGCCATGATGCCGTCTAGTGCCTCAGCCAATAGCGGCTCATTGAGCAGCCGCGCGGCCTCTGCGGCGTTGCGTTCGGCGGGGGTCACTGGTCGGTTGCCTTTTTAACGCCGCCGAGGCGTTCTACTTCTTCCAGAAGCGCATCTAGCGGCCCGCCCCACGCGAACTCCGAAAGGGCGTACCCCAGAAGGTCATAGTTGATCTGGCCGCGAGGAACGGTCTGCGCTGCACGAACCGCCGCGATGATTTCGGCATCGGAATGAATGTCGGTGGCTTCTGCGCTCATCAGCGGTGCGTCACCGAGACTGCCACGTTGTCCACAGTGGTATAGCCAACGTAGATGCCGACCTGCACGTCGCAGTCGAGGTGGATGGAGTGGCCGTGCATCCCGGCGAACACCCACTCCGAATAGATCGCCGTGCCGCTCTCGGCTGTATTGTCATAGACCGTGATCAGCCCGGCAGTGTGTGCCCCGGTAGTGGGCGCAATGGAGATGGTGTGCAGCTTGCCGGCGCCGGTCCTGACCAGGGCATCAGCGGTGACGCGAGTGACTTGCATGGATGGCTCCTATTTGCCCGCAGGTTTGCCCGGCTCGGGCTTTGGCTTCATTGCTGCAATAGTGGCGGCGCTCGCCATCTTCTCGCGCTCGAGGTCGTTCTTGGCCTGCAATTCAATGGCGCGGAAGGCCAGTTCGCGGTCCTGCTTCTGAAGCTCGAACTGCTGGCGCTGCTGCTCAAGAACAAGTGCGTTCTGACGGTCGGCTTCCTTGGTCTGTAGGTCGGCCTGTAGCTCGGCCTGGTTCTTGGCAATGTCGCCTTGGGCCTTCAGCTCGGCCTCGTGGATGGACACCTGCGCATCCACCTGCTTCAGTTCCTTGGCAACCTCACCTTTGGCCTGCTCCAGCGCCAATGCCGGATCGGGCTTGGGCTGGCTGGCCTGCTCCTTGTACTGCGCGATTTCTTCGTCAGTGATCTCGGGATAGTAATCATCGGGGTTCTTGAGCCCGCTGGCCTCTGCGATCTGCACAGCGGCTTTTCTGATCTTGGGCATGAACTCGATGGCCTTGGCGTTCATGCCATTGGCCGCAAGCCTATCAGCCATGCCGATCTGCCCATTGAGGATGACGTTCAGCATCGACATGTCGCGGTCGCGCGAGCCGGTGCCCAGCCCAACATTGATGGTGCAGGCCATGTTGTCCGACCACTGCTCGGGCTGGATGGTGCGGTACTTGCTCGTCTCGCCAGGTTGGCCTTCCTGCCCCTCCTGCACATCGCCATTGCGGGACGGGATTTTGACCGGGGTCTTGATGTATTTCTTGGCGAGGTTGCGCCACTTGGCAAAGAACTTGGTCCAGCCAAGTTCCGCCATATTGCGGGCGATAAGCTCGATCTGCGAATAGCCTGCGTCGTGCTGGAGCTGCGAACTAGTGGCGGTCTGGTTCTGTAGCGCCTCGGGGTCGAGGGCCATTGTGGTCTTGCTGACGCCCGTGCGTTTGGTGATCAGCGAGTCCATGTATTCGAGGCCCAGCATCAGCTTGTCGCCAATGAACGGGATGACGTGCGGGACGATTGGCGCGGATTGCTTCTTCTTCCAGATCAGCCCACCAAACTTGGGGTTGACCAGGATATCCGGGTTGAGAACGCTGCCCTCTTCCACTTCGCGCATCGGCATGCCGACAGCGTAGATGTTATCGGCCAATTGGCGCAGGAAGACCGTCTTTGCCCGCTGAATGTCCGCCGTCCGGTCGTATATGCTCTCGGCTTCCCAGCGGTGCGGCACCGGATAGCAGGGGATGTCGGTGAAGGGGACATCATCCTCCCATTCGTCAACGCTCAGGACGAGGCCCGAGCCGGCATTGCCAGCGTACCAAACCTGCAACAGCTCCGCGATGCCGTCCCCGTCGCGATCAGCGCGGAGATAGCATTCGTAGAGGTCAATCGGATCGCCCGACTTAACGGTCGAACTGTCATTGATGACCGTGGAGTCCGAACGGCGCGCGGTCGCCACCATGTTCTCACTGCGCAGCGAATATGCCGGCAGGTTCTCGATGGCCTCTTTGTCCCAACCGTACTCATCGGCCATTTCGAGCAGATCGGAACGGGTCTTGTCGTCATGCAGGTAAGCGGTGAAGCGCCCGCCGATCTCGACTGCCGCTGCATTCAGCAACAGGTTCTCTGGCTTGAGCGACATCGCCTTGATCTGGCCGCGCTCAGTGACCATCTGCAGCCGCACGCTGAAGGTCGGAACCTCGACCTCGATCACCTGCCCCGTTGCCGGGTCTTCGATCTGGCCCATCGTTGGCTTGCCCGGCTTGGGAGGCACGCCCATGCCCTGCCAGCCTTCGTCCAGGAGAACCGCAAGTTCTTCCTCGGTCTTGTCACGGAAGAGCTTGGTCTTGCTCTCCTCGGGGCACCAGTAGGCGCAGACGGCCCCATTGCCCATGAGCAGACTGTCATAGGTCGCATTGTAGAGGATGCGGTAGCCGTCATTCTCGCGGAAGAAGCTGTAATTGGTGTATTCGCTGGCTTCCTCGGCGCCCTGCTCGCCGCCTTCCTGGGTGGCCTCGAACTCAACCATCTGGTCCGATGCGGTGAACACGCGGACGACGCCCGGCAGTATCCATGACAGAGTATCGGCCACGTCGCGGCTGGTCTGCGATGAGCCATTAACCCGCGCCGGAACATCGTTCATTTCGCCGCGCATGTATTCGATGGCGTAGGTGCGCTTGGTCTGGTCGAAGGTCTGGGCCTGACGGATTTCGGACGCGATGACAGCCGACAGGTCGCTTTCTTCGATCTCGGTATCAGCCATCGCTATCTTACCCAATCGTTGTCGATCTGCGGCATGTGGCCAGTCGGTTTCTTCTCAGCGAAACGCAGCATCATCAGTGCGTATCGTGAAGCGCAGAGCACATCGTCGTGCTCGTCCACCACCACGCCGTCCTTGCGATGGTAGAGCCGACGCTCTTCAAGCCATGATGTGCAGGTCTTGAAGACCTTCCACCGTCCGGTCTCCATGCGGTCCAGCATGTCCATAAGACCCGCTTCGCGACCGTAACCGCCATCCTCGAACTCTGCCTTGTCAGGCAGCATGTTGAGGCCCTGGTCTTCGTAGAGCGCCTTGAATTCCTTGCCGCTCGGGTCTTTGTCCTTGCGCAGCCCGTCATGCGGCCACGCCACCGGTATCCATGCACCCCAAGGCTTAATCGCTGCCGAGTGGATGACTGGGCCTGCCATGCGCTTGCGGTAATCCGCTGTCACATAGATGGTGTCGTTGTCGTGGTCGTAGGCTAGGCGAGTGGCGCCGAACGGGTGGTCGTAACCAAAGTCGATGCCGATGATCTGCGAGAATTCACGAGGAATCTCGAACGGGTCGCAAATGATGTCCTCTTCCGCAACAGGGAAGATCAGCCCGGAGCCTAAGGTCGGGATGCCCTTTGCCCGCGCTTCCCGTTCGTGCAGCGGATAGCTGGCGATGATCTGCGCCCGCTGCTCCTGGGTGTAGTGCTCCGCGTCATCTATCGTCATCTGCGTGACGTGGCGGTACTGAGCGCCAACATCATCTTCGCCCGGCATGGTGTAGCGCCTCACGACTTCCGACATGCCGAGCAGCGGCGTGAACGTGAGTTGCCCGAACTGTCCGCGCTGCCCGTTGTTGGTGCGCGTCATGCCCTCGCTGTAAATGTCCTCGTCCGGCTCCTCGTCAAACCAGACGCCATCGACAGTTGGCCCCTGCCACTTCTCACGGCCCTTCTCGTAAGCCTTGAAAGCCAGCACGCTTTCGCCCGCCTGCACATCACCGCCGCCGCCCCAGCGAACAACCACGCTATCGAGCAGGTTAGGAACGCCCATTGCACGAGTGCGGCTAAGGATACACTCAGCGGGGATGAACCCGGTGCCCCATTCCTCCTCCTTGGCCGGCGGACCAACCAAGATGCGCTGAGGGTTGTCCCTGGTGCTTTCGCCCGTTACCGACCCCGCCCAGAGCAGAGGCGGCTTGTCGAACGTCGCGCCGTCCCACCAGTCAGGGTAGCGGCCAGTGAGGTGCATTGCCCACTCAGCGCCACCAGCCACGGTCTTACCGAGCTGATTGCCTGCCATGAACAGGCGCTCGCTAAACGCTGCCCCGGCCGCGTGAAACTCTCGCTGTTTGGTATACGGCTTGTAGAACTTGAGCCGGTTAGTGTTTAGTCGATGCGCCTTCTCCCTCTCCATCCGAGCTAGCAGCGCTGATAACTGATCGGAGGAAGGCGATTCCGGCATCGAGATCGTCATCGGTGAACTCATCGAGCCTCTTGGTCACATCGGCTGTCATCGTGAGAGGCTTGCCCCAGCCACGGTCCAGAACCTCTTTGGCGGCTGACACGCGAACGCGTGGGTCTTGGTCGGCCATTCCCTCAACCAGCACCTCAAGCGCTTTGTCGGTATGTTCGCGGGCTTTTGCTGCGATGCCTTTAGGGCGACCGCCTGGATTGCCGGACACGCCGGGCTGAAACTTCTTTGCGTTGGGGATCATTTCTGTTTTCCGTCTGTTTTGAGACGGGCCTCGCTGGGGCCGTTACCGGCAGATCAGCTTTGGGTTGGTGTGGCTGTCAGGCTTTCGCTCATGAAGCTCACGAATTCGGGGTTGTCGCGCCATATCTGCGTGAGCTGATTGCCGAGTATGTTGACCAGTTTCTCTTCGTCGGAATTGTCGCAGCAGCCCATATCGTAGGCCGCATGCAGAACCTCGTGCAGCAACACTTCAGCCTTCACCTTTGGCAACAGATCGTCGCGGACGCGGATCACGCAATTGAGCCGGTCGCATTCGCCCCATCGAGCGTTGGCGTTCGCCAGAGCTACAGGCCAGTCCTCTACCGCGTAATCGCGATAGCCGACCCTGATGCTCTTTGGCAGGTTCATGCGCTACCCTTCTAGTCGAGCATCGAGAGGCACGCGCCGATCAACATGACCAGCACAATGGGGCTGAGAACAGCGAGAACCCATATCAGCGCGTCAGTGGACATCAGTTCAGCGCTTCCATCTCGAACAGGATTGCGCCGTCTTCGTTATCGGTTTCGCTGAGCAGATCAGCCAGTTCGCGCACATCGTCAGCAGAGAGGACAAGACCGCCGTCCTGTTCTAGTGCTTCTATGATGCGGGAGAGGAGGTCCATTGAACGTGCCTCCGAAATGGGAAAAGGCCCACAGCGGTTAAGCTATGAGCCTTGAATTGGTGCCGGGTTTTTTGTCAGGCGGTGTTCGCGATCCTGCCTGTTTTGTCCCGGACGTGCCTCGCGCGGCTTTCGCCCGTTAGCACTTCTCCGACGCCGAAGCCCCGAAGGGGGAATACGAAATTGGCGACCTCCGCCGGACTCGAACCGGCAACATCGGGATTAGAAGTCTCGCGCTCTGTCCAGTTGAGCTAGGAGGCCAGATGGCCTCTGCGGTAGGACTCGAACCCACAACCCCCGCGTCCGAAGCGCGGTGCTCTTCTCCATTGAGCTACGCAGAGTAACCTTTGGTTACTGTCTGCGCCGCCTGCGGGAGAGAAGAACGATCATGCGAAACCTCTGAATCAAAAACCCCGACCGAAGCCGGGGCGGTGAGGCGCAAAGCGCCATCCTCAAAACCAACACTAAGTGATTTGATTCGGGGCGTCAATAGGCAACTCCACGGTTGCGCTTCTGGTCTTCAACCGGGACGCACAAGAACGTGTCGCGTTCGCGCTTGGGGGCTATCTCGTGCATCGCTGCCACGCACAGCTCCTCGCTTGAGTAGGGGATAGGGATCACCACGACCGCCCCTGTCCACATGTTGGCGAACACAAGCACAAATGCCGTCAGTGCCTCGGTCATGCTGCTCTCCGTTGTCCGTTAAGCCCGTAGTGTCGTACCAGGGCGTTGAGTGCCACCCGCGTATCGCTCAGCAGATGGTCGAGAACCTGATCGCGCAACACGGTGTAGTCGAGCGCTGC